TATTTACTTTTAATATTATGCAAGCTCAACGTAACAATGGTGTTACAACAAATGTTTCCGCCGTTGTTACACGTTCACAAATGTACTTTCCAGATAAATCGGATGTAGTATATGTTGTGATCCCCAATTTACCACCTGCTAAAGATTTAACTTGTTTGGTGCCTGAAGATTCCTTTGGTGGAATATATGAAGGCGAATATATAGGTTATAATAAAGACATGATACCTTACACTAATGAGGTGCAACGTGTCGTAAAACAGGAACTAGCTGTACCACATGGCACAGAAACTATGTTTGTTGGTCATTCCAAGATCCTCACTGAAAAAGGAGACTGTGGAACACCATTGATTGTGTTTTCAGGTCATGGACCAGTTTTGGTTGGAATTCATTCCATGGGAAATCAAGCACAAATTGTCAGTAGTGCTCGATTGTGTAAACATGACATTGATGCCGCTGTGAAGAGTCTGAAAGCTCTCATGGTCCAATGTGGTACGCCACTATTGAACTCATCCTCGGCATATGATCGGCAAGTTACAGAACTAGCCGAGCGTTCACCATTTCGTTACTTGGAAACAGGTTTCGCAAATGTATACGGATCTTTGACTGGTCCTCGTGTTTCGAGTAAGTCTATGGTCCGCCCTACATTTTTTGCTGAAGCAGTTAAGAAACGTGGTTATACTGTTAAATTTGGTGCTCCCCGCTTACGCGGGTGGCAACCATGGCGGTTAGCTGCTGTAGATATGACTGATATACCCACAGCATTTAGATGTGATGTGGTGGAAGCCGCTGTTGAGGGTTTCACAAATGACATTATTTCTTTACTAAGTGAGGATGATTTGAAGCAAGTTCATGTTTATGATATGTTCACCGCCATTAATGGTGCAGCGAATGTAGCTTATGTGGACAAAATGAACCGCAGTACGTCCGCGGGATTCCCTTGGAATACTTCCAAACGCAAGTTTATTGAAGCCATCCCAGAACAAAATGGTTTGCCAGATCCGGTAGCCATAACACCTGAGATTAAAGAGCGTGTTCAGGTCATTCTTGACCGATATCATGCTGGTGAAAGATATATGCCTGTTTTTAACGGGAACTTGAAAGACGAAGCCTTGAAATTTGCAAAGATTGAAATAGGTAAGATTCGCATGTTCGGAGGTGCTCCCATGGATTGGAGCATTGTAAATCGAATGTTTATGTTGCCGGTGATCCGCTTAATGCAGGACAACCGATACATTTTCGAAGGTGCCCCTGGTACGATAACGCAATCCCGTGAATGGGATGATATGTTTGGGTACTTAACCCACTTTGGCAAAGATCGTATTGTTGCTGGAGACTATAAAGCTTTTGATAAGAGCATGTCTCCCGTTTTCATTCTTGCTGCTTTCCGCATCATGCG